GGATATGTCAAGATCGACAGCAATGCATTTAACACGCGGGGAATGGCATTATACTGGGCAAACCTGACAGCCGACTCAGCCAATATCGTGGTAAGCAATAACACCGGGTGCGTCGCGTTGACGTTTTTTGCTGGTTCGACGACACCATTCCCAACATTGAATCTTCCGGACTCCTCGTATGGCAACATTGCAGCGACACCGGACCTCTCGATCTCTGGCAACAGCGTAAGAGGGGCGGGCGAAAGTACACTTGACACGCGCTTCCTCTATTTGAGTGGGACAAGCGGGCATCCGGCGGTTGTTCAGGGAAACTGGTTTCACCATACCCACCGACTTGGCCATCGCAACGGCAGTTATGTTCAGTTTTTGGGCAATCGCTTCGGCATGTCTTATCACCACGGTTTCACCGGAGCGAGTTTTGATGACCTATATGTGACTGATGTCACATATCAAAACAATCTGTTTTATTGCGATCGAGGTTCAGGAAATAGCACATCGGCGGCGATCCAGTGTGGCTACAATCACCGAGTTACACTCAACAATCTGGTGATAGCCAACAACACATGTGACGGATTTAAATATGGCTTACTTGATTTTGGAGACATCCCGGATAGCAATGGGCCGACCTCGGCAACCAATATCGTTGTCGTGAATAACGCCATCACGAATGGCCAGTATGCATTTGGCCGCTACCAGTCGTCCACGATGCCCAATAATTTGCATGTGCTCGAATGCGACTACAACGATATCTACGGCCAGACAGTCGGATTTGCGGGTGGGACCAATACTCTCGCGGGCACCAAATGCACAGGTTTTACACTTGGGGGAAGCAAATACAACCGTCTAACGGGAGCGAGTCGCAATATCAACGGCGTTGCTCTTTTTGATGCGACCTACACGACAACACAAGCAGGGAAAAATCTTGTATATACAGTCACCACTCTCGGACAGAATCATACTGTTGCGTGGGACGGTGGCACGGCTCAACAATTAATTTATGATTATGGCACATCGGCAGGCCAAGGGTTTCGCACGGTCGCCGTCAGTGGCAAGTCAACGTGGCCAACCAATAATAATAGTATCCGCACTAAATGGATGTGGGTCGTCAGCGGCACCGGAGCGGGGCAGGCTCGGCAAATCCTCTGGGCAACCGCCAACACGGCCTATGCGGCGACGGTTACGGCTGGCGGGTCTTACTACTCGATCGGTCAATATTTGCAAACAACGACCGGAACGAAGGATAGTCCAGGCGGAAATGTGATTGTCAAAGTCACTGGAGTTTCTGCCGGGGTTATTACTGCGGTTCAGATTATCAGCGGAGGCACGTTTTCAACGGCTCCAACTAATCCAGCCGCAACACAAAGAATTACCGGGAGCAGCGGCAGTGGGTGTACACTTACGCTTTCGTTTGCTCCAGGGCTCTTATTCACTCCAGATCTGGCTACCGCTTTGGACGCGACCAGTGTAATCGCAATCCATGAGGCGATGGTTTCCTGTCCGGATTCTGGCACCGGCTCCGTCAAAGCCGGATTCTACTTGCCCGATCCATCCAACGTTTTATCGGCAATCCAGATCCCGTCAAGCACGGCGACCGACAGCGGCATTGTCTGTACCGTCGCCAACAGCCCTACAAGTAATCCAACCTATAGTGGCGCGGGACTGTCATCCGCAGCGGTGGATTATAAGTGGTCGGCTGGAAGTCCATTGCAAGACGCAGGTACGAGCGACAATGCACCATCAACGGATTATTTTGGCACGTCGAGGCCGCAAGGATCGGCGCAAGACATTGGGATGTATGAACTCATCGCATCGGCGGGGCCGGTTTATTTCGTATACTGAGGTTGATCCGTGTCATACCTTATCAGTGAAGACGATAGCGGAGCCTCGATTCCATCATCTTCTTCGGCGTCGTCCGATTTGCTTGCAACGATCTATTGCACGGATGAAAATCTAGCCGTCCGCCTAGCTGGCGACTTCGTGCTACTCACGCCGAAATGGCAGGTGCTGGCTGAAGGAACCGATGGCGCATTCGCAAGCAACGGCCGATGGACGCTCACCAGTGCATCAGCGGCGTTTGATACGTCGGGCGCGGCGGCCGGCTCGGTGGTCTGGTTGACGAAGCCAACCGCGACATTCGGAGGCGGCGGAGAACTAATCGCGGTGGATAGTGTGACCAATGCGACGACGCTTGCCGTAAGACGATGTGGTCTTACGGCCGGAGAAGGTAAGCCGCCTGGTCCTGTCGGCGGCTTGAGTTCAATCAGTTACAAGATCCTTACACTCAGACCTCAAATCGAGGAAGCGTCGTTCGAGATCAATCGTCGATACATGATCGATCCAGCATGGGCAGGACGACAACCGAGTGACTGTTACGACTTGCGAGACCTTCGCCAAGCATGCGTCCTGACGGTAGCCGTCCAACGCATCCAGGCCGAAGTACAAAATAATTCCAAGTATGCTTCATGGGGAGCGAAACTGGAAACGTACACGCAGGAGCTAGGCGACGTGCTGGCTCGCGTCCGATTGCGCTGGACGCAGGATGACCGCCTGGTTCCCGGCAGTCCATTTAACACGCGACTCATTCGCTGATGTCTATCTCCTATAACATCTACGTCAACGATGGCGCGGGTGGGCCGGTGGATTACACGACGATCCACGACACGGCCTCTGGTCTGACGTGGGAGAGTGCCGCGCTGGCGTATCCCGGCGTCTGGAAATTCGCGGTCCGCGCCGTCGATTCCGTGGAAGGCGAAGAGAAAAACATCGATGCACTTGTTAAGTTTCAGTTAGACGCCTCGGGAGTGGACATCTCCGCGATGCCTGATGCTCCAGTGGCAATCTCAGGACATGCGCGAGCGAACGGCGCGATATCGATCGATTGGGCTTACAAGCTGACGGACATGGCGAAAAAGCCGACAGGTTTTCACGTCTATCAAGGGACTGGTGGCACTCCGTCCTATGGTTCGCCAGTCGCAACCGTGGCATGGAATTCATCGCAGCAATTTTATACGACTACAATTACTGGCCTGACTGATGGGACGGCGTACACGTTCGGCGTGCGCGCGTACAACGCGACGGGCGAAGAGACCAACACGAAGACGACTACCGTAACGGCCGACGCGAGCGGACCTCCCAACATCTTCAACCTGGCGGGGAGCGCCGTATCATGAGCCGCGAACGTGATATCAGAAATTGGATCAGGACGACGCTGGAAGCAACCGATCTATTCGATAATGTTGATCTGACTGGCGATCCGATCGCTTATTCCGAAGGTCAAATCACGAGTAACACGGCGATCGTTGATCCGATTAAATCGAGTGATGCGACGCTCTGGGATGGCGGCCCACTCGACGGCATCGAGACAACGTGCATGATACGGATTCGCGTTGTCACAAATGACAATGATTCACAGGTCAGGGACGAGCGATGCGAGCGGCTCATGAATCAGGTCAAGGTTTCGCTCGATGGAACAAACCTGGGATCGTCCGATGTCGTACCAGCGATGACCTATGTGTCCGACGTGAAATGGGCGGACGCGGAAGCGCCGATGAGACAGATTGAGTGTCATCTGTATTTTCGTTACTTGACCAGTTCGTCAGCATCTTTTGATGTCACGGAGTAAATAGAATGGCCGCAACGAAAGTTCAAGCCAACTGGGCCACCGTTTCTCATGGAAACACGTCGATTACCAAGGTTACATCCGTCAGCTTCAATCAGGGCGGTAAGCTGACGAAATTTTCTGGTGACGGCGACGTGTTCCCGACGTTGATTACAAACCTGATGAATGACCCATCGGCAACCGTTACGACTGCTGATGCTGGTACGCTCATGGGCATCGCTCCGGGTACTGTGGCGACATTCAATGCAACACATAAGGACGCATTAGGCGCAAGCGGCGGTGCGATCGTCTACGCACTTGCTAATGCGGTTGTCGAAAACGTGCAAGCGTCGGGCAATCACGGCGCTTACGGGACCGCGACAATGACTCTCCAGGCTTATAGCTCCGATGGAAGCACAAACCCCCTTTCCTTCACGCGCTCCTGACGCCTGCAAATTCCTCGCGCCGCGTGGCTCGCTCTCCGAGGAGCAGTTCTATGAGGCGGTGGAGATCGCGGAACGATTGCTCCAAATCGATTTGACATCAACTGTTTCCGCGTGGGTCCGCGCGCCTTCCGGTGGGAAGACGCACTATTTCGCGACCAGATCGGCAGACGACACGGAGTTCTTCCCGATCGGCCATCCACGCGAAAAACAACCTCGGTACGTGTGGCAAGATCTCGGTAACGGAGAGATGGTCGGATGGCTCAGAGACGATTGATTGAGCGTTATCGACGACGGCCGGATTTCACGACCGAGCATTGCGCGCCGATCAAGCTCAGTGATGGTCAGGAGTGGTACTTCCCCCGACCCTGGCTGGAGATCATCCCTGTTTTTCAGGACGGCAAGGCCGTTGACTATGATCGCATGTTGACCTGTGGTGATGAACTAGACATCCTGATTCAAGCCATCAGCGGGGAAGAAGATCCGATTACGCAAAGACTCGCGGTGCTCACACTGGGCGCGTTTCTGATTCGTAGAAATTATGATGTGACCGATGAGGAATTGTCCCGCTTGTTCGTCCTTCGACCTGGCGAGCCAGACTCCGAAGAGATGCTGAAACAGATCATCGAAGTCGCAACAGGTAAAACGTCTTTGACGCATGGCGCGGAAGCAGTCACCGACCCAAAAGCGTCAGGCGGCGAGTAAGAGTCGCCTTGCTTGCCGCTGGCTGCAATGCTCGATTCCTCCCTTACGATGACGCGGCCGAAGCCGCGAGCCTTTATCTTTCGCCTTATCCGGTGATCATGTGGAAAAGCTAGTTATCCCCCTAATGATGGATTATGAAGACGCCATGCGAAAGCTGGCGCATCTTGCCAGCGAGGGCAAAAGGGCCGGCAAGTCTCTTGACGAAGCAGAGGGGAGCGCAAAAAACCTTGGTGTGAGCATCTCCGGCATCATCACGACGCAGGGTTACACGATTCTGCGCGATGCGGCGCAGGCGCTTTCGGCCGGGTATCGTGAGACGGCCGATTATCTCAAGCAAATCAGTGCTGAATACATCGGCATTCAAGCGATGCTCCAGCAAACGGCGGCGCTTCGAGGAGTGCAAAATACGGGAGCATTCACCGTCCAGCAAGCCAAGGAAGCCGAAGCGGCCGGACTCAGACCGGAACAGTGGGCGCGATTCCAGGAACAGTTTCAGAGTTACGCGGGAGCATATCTTGAAGGCGATCAACAGAAAATGTCCGCAAGCGAAGCGGTCAAATATCAGCAACAGCTAGCGGCATTCGCGACGGCGCGTGGCATCAATCCCGCTGAGATCGCGCAACTTGGCGGCGGCATCCTCCAGTTCGCTACTGGCGAGATGACGGCGGATCAAGCGATGGCGGCGGTTGGACGGCAGTTCAAGACGCTGGAACGCGCGCCTACGCCAGTAGCGCAGCTACTCCCTCAGATGACTCGAATCATGGCGCAGGGAGCGACGGGCGAGGAAGCTTCTCAGCTTCTCGGGATCATGTCGGAAGCGATGCCCGGCGAAGAAAATACTGGCGTTGAAAACACGCTAAAAGCTCTCCAGCACGCGCTCTTGAAGGGTACGGCGGGAGACCTTGGCGTGACAAAAGATATGAGCCCGCTTCAACGTATCAAAACCGCCGCGGAAAACCTGGCGGCACGACAATCGCGGGGGGAGGACATTGATCCGATCCTTGCCAGCATGTTCCCCGATTTACGTGAACAGCGCGGCATACGAGGATTCATCAATCGGGGAGTACTTGCTGGCGGATTCGCGCGCACGGCCGGGTATGCGGCCGAGACTCCGGACGATTTCACCGCAACGGTGATTGCCGACTATGAGGCTAGCGATAGAGGCCGACAAGCGCGAGCCGAAGCGGCGAACGCGCGGGCGTCGATTGAAGCCGGGGAGCGATTGAAAGAAGTCGCACGCCTTAAACTGCTTGCCGAACAACAGCTTAAAGACGAGCGAAGATTTGAGGATATGACTGGCGTGGGAGATACGATCAGGGGCCTCATTCCGTGGGCCCCTGATCGACGCACGCAGTTAATTAATGAACGCGCCGCCCAATTGGCGAGCCAGCAATCAGGGAGAGACGCTACTTCAACATCAGTTGAAGCGTTTGGCTCGTCACAAGCGGGGATTGATAAAATGATCCTGGATGAACTCAAGGTCGCGAACGAACAGCGCGCGAAGGGTTTGCAACGGCCTCTTTCCGCTCCTGCTCCTCAGCCCGCCGAACGGCCTTGACCGCGAGGGTTGCATAGCAACCGATGCCCTGAATGATCCCGAGAGCGCCGACGCAGATCATGACCGTAGCCATCCCATGTACGCGAGCCTCTTGCAGGCCCGCGAAGATCCCAACCATCAAGAGCGCTTGATAGACTCGTAGCAACATGACAGCCTCCGACGCTTTCGCTGAATATATCAACAAACTCAAAGCATTGATTGAGACCTACGATTTCACGCGGCCGGGCCGCGATCAATCGTTAGGCCGTGACGCCGCGAACAAGGTGGCTGAACTGATCCTGGATCGATCGGTTCGCGACAAGGGCGGTCCAGACGGTACGTGGCCTGCAAATAAAGACACGTACACGCGACGCAAGGAGCGCCTCTATCATGTCAACCTGATTGGCTTTCGTACAGGTCAGATGATTAGCCTGCCCTCGCTTCTCGGTCATGTGGACATCGGACGGCATACCGTCACGTTGACCTATGGGACCGACACGGCCCCTAGCTCCAGCATGGCAAGTCCTTATATCAGCGAATCAGATAAGCAAATCACCGACACGAAGAAAGCTGAGTATTTCACCGCGCGCAAGGGCCGATTCTACGCGCTTGATGAGACCATCTCTGATGCGCTCCGGGAGTTATTCGCTGAAGACCTCGATAAATTTATCAAGCAATGCAATGCGAGACGATAAATGGCGACATATAACGGGTCTTCAATATTTGGTTCCGCCGTGCGAATCGTGCATACCCCGCGACCATCGGCCGCGCAGGTCAACAGCTTCTTCGGCATCTCAGGGACTCAGCTTGTCTGGGGAGGCGGTCGCGGCCGCGCGTTTTTCGTGACAGGCGTACTGGTGGGTAGCGATTTATCAGACCTAGCCACGGCGGAAGCTCTCCTCCTCTCTTTTGACGACGGCATAGGCCGCGTCTTGGTGGACAATTGGGGGCGGTCTTGGCCGTCCGTCGTCTTCACCGGCCAGTATCAGCCGGACCCGCAAGGTCCGAAGCCTCTGTGTGACGGGTCAGGCGGCTATGGTCTCCCCTATCGAGCGGTCTTTCAGAGCCAGCTTTGAGCTTCGATACATCGACAATCACTGAGGTTTTTCCGCCGTCGTGGCAAGGCGGCCGGCTCAAGCTGGAGTGGACCAGTTCCTCCCCATCCGGCACATATTTTCAAGTCTACGTAGCGGGAGTCTTTGCCTGGTACGGGACAGACCGGCATTGTACGATCGCGCCGCCGTCTGGTCTGACTGATATTCAGATAGGATCGGTCGGAACGAATGAGCAGACGACGGATTTTTCGGGCTCGCTCACGGTCTACACGACGCGAGCAAAGCTGACGTGGGAAAGCGGGTCTGATGCCGCGTCATTTAACATCTACTCTGGCACAGTACCTGGCGGGGCCGTCTCCTACGCATCGCCAGTCGCCACAGTGACGGCATTAGAGCAAGGCATCAATACGGATGGATATAACTATGGCGGCTACAATGCGGGCGGTTACGACGGCGGCGGATCGTTTTCCTGGACCTCGGGACCGCTCGCAATCGGAACATGGAATTTCGCGGTCAAGCCAGTGGACGCGGCCGGGAATGAGGGTTCCGCGTCAACGGTTTCGGTAACGATTCACTGTCCACCAAGACCGCCGGCACGCAATAGCGACGGTGACAGATTGACATACAGTTATTCATCGACAATAAAGAAGGTCACTCTAACATGGCTTGCAAGCCCAGGATAATATATGTCAACAACTTATACGACTAACCTAAAGCTAGGCAAGCCAGCGGCGGGAGACCAAAACTGGGGAACGGTCACGCTTAACGGGTGTCTCGATACGCTTGAAGCGATCTACACTCTGTCCGCTGGCGCGGTCAGTCTGGCCGAAGTCCCGTCAGCGAGCCTGAATGTCCGTGTCGCACCAGCAACATACATGAAATCCGATGGGACCATCGGCACATACGCTGGCACGGCGAGTCAGTCGATTACCGCATCAACAACCAAATATCTGTACCTGACTGATGCCGGTACGCTGACGGTTGATACGGCATGGCCTACGGGCGGAACGAACCACGTTCGACTTGCCGTGGTCGTGGCGGGCGCGACGACCATTACCAGCGTCACCGACGCGCGAATCACACTGGTTAGCTGCAATACGCCATGAGTGGTCAATTCACTCTCGATTCGGGATCGGCTCCCCTCCAGATGCCGGCGGCGCTGGTTGTCGTTTGTAAATTTGATCCCTCGCAAGATGACGACGATCAACGCTATAAGCTGGTGCCGAACGTCGTCTGTGAGCGCATCGAACACCAGGTAGGTCCGCACGCTGGGACGGCGCATTTCCGCTACCTGATTGACCATACTGGCCTTCATCCCGACTGGCCGACGCAGTTCGAAGAAATTTGGCCACAGACCGCACAGACCAGCCAGTACGTCATCGGCACGGATGAACGCATCGCGGTTTGCACATGGACGGCGGAGGGGCGGAGAATCCTTCTCTTCGACGGCTTCGCGCAAATCCCACAAGTCAATCTTTCTGAGTCGTCCGAGCGGATTACATTCGTTGCGACGTCGGTAGCTTGCAGGGCCTGGGATGTGCCGATTGCGGGCCGTCTCCAGCGTGACGCCACGACGCCGAACACAGAGGCCGCCAATGTCCAGACGGACCTACCCGTCAGGTTCAATCCTTCCGATGGTCATGGCGGCGTCTTGCCGAATTGCACTCCGGACAGTCACGATGTCGATCAATCAGATGACTCGATTAGTTACCCGTGTTTTTTAGAGCCAAAGCTAGAGCGATCGACCGACCCGCGCACATACTGGACGCTCGCCAAGGCGGTGAGATACATTCTCTCAACAGCGAATGCTGATGAAGATTACATCCTCAATCCGATCATGTCGGACCTGACCGACTTCCTGAAAGTCAAAGTTCCCAAGAGCGACGATGGCGCGATCGATCCGAAAGACAGTAACACATACACGCTTGATGATGTCCCGCTGAGAGATTTCGACGCATCAAACCAGTGCTGGCCTGACGTACTCGACAAGCTCTTGCGAGCGGCCGGCTTCGGCTTCTTTTTCTCGCTCCCGATGGATGTGGGCGGCGACAATCCGACAACGGAAATCGTGATCTTCCGGCAGGATGAATCAACATTCGCTTCTCAGACACTCTTACTTGACGTGTCTGGATCGACGATCGATCCAGCCCGATCCGACGTCGCATCCCTCGCCTTGGCGCGAGACTTAAATGGTGTCGTCAACGCCTGGAGCGTCGAGACTCCACCACGTCGCGTTGAAGCGTCCTTCGTCCTCGCGCCAGGGTTCACTCCCGCCGCCGCTGACGCGACGGCCAGCAACCGAAAGCAGTTCCTGCGTTCGCGTCTTGCCGACGCCACATCGACAATCAGGCGCAAGTACAGATGGTACGTCGCCGATGAATGTTCTGATGGTCATTACGACCTTGACACATCCACGTTTGTTACCGACTCACCTATTGACCTGACGCCGATCTTCCCTGATGAAGACGACGGCACGGCAACTTATGTGAGCCGGTTCCGACCTGGTTCGACGAAGCTGCTGACACTCGACGAAAGCGAGCATCCGAAAAAAGCGACGCTGCATTACAGCCAGGATTACGCGGGCGATGTCCCGTCCGTCTGGGATGGGACGGGAACATGGACTGAGATTCACGGCGGCTGGAGACTGCTTGAAGACCGGCTCGGAATCGAAGTGACCGCCGAAGATCCCGAGGCGTGGGCCGTCGGCAAGGGACAGGACGCAATCAAGGGCATTACGTGGCAAGCTGATCCGCCATCAGGTAAACAGTTCTTTCTGTTGCTCACCACTGTCATTGACGATGATATCCAGCTTGCGGCGGCCGTTCCGGCACGTCCCGCGTCGCCGACGCGATATGAGCGACGTAGGCGAATCGATGCGCACGACCATTACAGGAAAGACACCGTGCTGGCCGGCTCGTGGTTCAATCAGGACGCCGACGCTGAAGATATCGAGATCCGCGACGATACAGAAAAAGCGAAGGCCCTAGCCCGGCAGTACAGGACCGCGCATGAGATGCCGCGCCTATCCGGTTCCGTGGTCATCCCGTACATCACCGACCAATACGACCTCGCGGACCTGGTTTCGTCGATCGCGGGCCGCGACGTCTCATTGCATACAAACGCTGGCGGCGATAAGGGCGAAGGGAAGAGATATCCATACGTCACTAAGATCGCATGGGACTTTTCCGGGGACCGTCAACAGACGACGCTCCAGCTTACGGATCTGAGGGCCGAGCCTCGTGCGTGATGATCGGCTACGACAGGGCGAGACAATCGCGGAGTTTGACCGTCTCCCAGATGACCAGCTTGACGGATCGCAAGGTGAACTCCTCCAGACGTACACGGAGACGACCTATCCGACCGTGGCGGGCCGGGTCTACGCATGTCATCCGGTCTGGATCGACGCCGACGACACGGAGGGCGCGACGCCGACGTTTACGGTGGACACAGACATAACGATTTATGCACTGAACGTAGGCTCTCAGATCCCAGCGTCGGGAACGAAGGTCATCGGTCATCTTGTCGGCGGCCGTTGGGTCTTTCGCTGGAGCGTACCGCCGTGAGAGACGTCCGGTTACGACAGGACGGCATACAACGTCGCGTCATCGATTCGCGATGGCGTGCGCCGATTCAGACCGCGCGGCAGGCGGTCAAGGTCTACGATGGCGGATTGATTCCTACCACGGTCCCATCCGTATTCCTGACGCATCCGACCTGGCTAGGCGCTGACGATACGGAGGCCGCGAGCTACACGAGCGCTGACGAATCATCGACCATTCCGGTTGTGGTCCTCGGCCCTGGTGTACCGATCGCTGGCGACATCTTGACGGCGCATTCGATCGGCGGCCGATGGGTGGCGGAGAAAGACGGTACATCAGTGCCAACGCTCTCTTGTTTGCCATGCGGCATTCCGAAAACGGATCTCAAGGTATGCTATAAAAATTATCTGATTGGTGATGGCACCGCGACGATGACATACACTCCGCCTGGTCAGTGGGGGTCCGCATGCACACTCCAGCTTCTTTATCAGATGGCGTGCGCCTCGGGACACATCCTATTTAAGATTACTTATTTTTTGAGTGGTGGCTGTCCTGTCGGCCAACGTCAAACATGTAGTAGCAGCACAGGCGGCCCATTTGGTCTGACGCTAAGCGAATACACGTGCGATCCATTCTTATTGCATTACACATGTAGGCCCACAGGTTGTCCCGCGCTTTGGTCCAACGGATACAAGGATTTCTATATCACAACAGGTAACTGCCCATGACACCGAAATGCGCGCACTGTCCAATCGCTCCCGATGAGCCTTGCCTGTTTTTCCAGCCGGCTTGCGATCGAATGTCCGATCCGGAATTCAAGGCTCGTGCGCTGGCACATCTTCAGTCCGCGCCGACTCCCTATCCCTCCCTCGCGCGCCAGTCGCTGAATCTCGCCAGCGCTACGGTACGCACGGCCGCACACGCGGTCACGACTGGTGAAGTTCTGGTCTCTCTCGAGGAGACTGAACGCCGTCTATCGATTTGTCGAGCGTGCGAGCATTGGGATGCCGATATGAGCCGATGTCGCCTGTGTGGTTGCTATACGAGATTCAAGGCTCGGCTCTCATCGGAGCATTGCCCCGATACTCCGTCCAGGTGGTGAGAACCGAGCCGGGCTCAGACCTCCCCGCGCCGCTTCATGGTGGCGCGGGTTTTTTTTGCGCGCCAGTCATGCCGACTGAATCATATCGATACGAGCGAATTCCAGTACGACGAATGCCGCAAGAGTGGATGCAAAAAAATTTTCTCAAAAATTTTCTAGCGGGGTGTTGACTCGTGTGGAAGATGGTGTAATATAGATGATGTAAGGCACGACGAGACCGACAAATGGTGTCGGTCGAAATGAGAACCTGAAGACGAAGGAGACGACAGATGAGCCAGAACAAGAAAACGAACGTGCCCGATGGGATGTATTTTGTTCACGGCGAACCCGGCATGTGGGACGCATACATGTACACGAGCGGCAAGCCGAGATGGCTCACGAGCGTACTCGTGCAGTCTTCCCACGACGCGGTGAATGATCGTCTGAGCGGCATCGGGCCATCAGATGATGACGTACAGACCCCGGACGACATCGCCGATCAGATCGCGAATGATCTCGGCCTCGGCCACGAGCCGTACGAAGTGGGAGTCACACAGCCGCGCTGATGAGTCGATCTTTTCACCAGCCGCCCCTCTTGCGGGAGGGGCGGCGCAATCAGAGGAGATGAGACGATGGCTCAGATAATTACGATCTGGCCCAATGAGGACGATAATGCAGAGCGCTGGTGGATGGTCACGCTAGGAGACGAGACCAAAGAAAGAGTGGTGTCCGTTTATCTGACGGAAGCCGAAGCGCTGATATATGGACGCACCGAAGCAAGGCGGCGCGGAATCGCCTTGATGATGTCTGCCGGACCAAGCTCGCTAATCGAGGTGTGTTCGGTCAAGCAAGCGATGATAGAACAGCATCTCTTGATGCTTGGCGTCCATTGGACAGGCGGCTATGATCAGTTGCCGATGATTGCGCAACGGTGGATGGACGCTGGTTTTGACGCCGACACCATGAAGGAGTGGACGGCTATTGGCGTCTGGGAGCCACGTATTGCGCAGGCCCTGGCTAATACGGGAATATCAGCCGAACAAATTCGGAAAACGATAGATGCGCAACTACGGTATATCGATGAAGCCGACGTGATCTATCGACTTTGCGCCGGATGTGCTGATATCAACACGTTTATTTATGGGTTGCAGCAAGAATACAGAAACAGAGGAAAGTAATGCCGATCACTCGTGTTCAGGTCTGCATGACTGATGAGACCCGCGACCAGTTGCGCGAGATTGAAGAGGCACTGAAGCAATTCGGCAAACCATCTCGCTCGCGCATCGTAGCGGCGGCCGTCGCGGATATGCATGCCACGATCAAAACGCGGCAGACACAAGAGCGCTCAATCGAGCGCTCGAAATAGCGGCAGGTCGTCAGACAAGCAATGGGGGCTATACCAGATACGTTCACGTGCGGCGTTTTCGCTGCCACGATCCGTTCTCGCGCCATAGCCTCCACTTGCTTTCCACGCTTCCACCGTCCATCCGTGGTTTTCTAGCTCGTTGTGCTCGCCATCATATCCGCATAGTGCGATTCGCAATCGTTTATCCGCGCCATGCTCAAGGCACCATCGCCGCGCGTCGTCAAGGACTTCGCCATATCGTCGGCTGACAAGCCCTGGATAACGACGTAACATAGTGACGGTCAGCGGCCCGTGACCAAATCGGGCGGCGACACGCAAGGCGGATATGATCCGCGCTTCGATCGTTGGTGCTGGTCTTCGTGGCATGATAATTACTCTTCAGTCAAACATGCGGTCACCGTATTATTTCTTGACCTAATTTTGGATAAGCTTGTGATCGCGGCAGCATACGTCTCACGGCGCGCGTCAAGCCCCAGATGTATCGGTGGTTCCCGCCATGCCGCAGCGGGCGAGTCACGATTGCCAGCCAGTGTCTCAGCCACTCGCCATGTGCGTGCTCCCACACGGCGTCCGCGCCAAACGATTGGAGAATACGCGCGCTATACTCCCACCCTTGTTCGCGATTTCGGATTTTGCTCTTGCACCGGTCGCTAAACACGCGGCCGTCTGGAAGCAAGGACAACGTGCGCCGTTGCGTTCGGCCGGTATATATCGCATTACATGCTTGATAAATGCACCCTATGTGTCCATTAAACACGCGCTCACCAGTTATAGTGTCGCGCGGTACGGGATCGCTGAAACTCACCACGCCGGTCAATCCCTCGGCGCGCAAACGATCGAAACAGCGAGCAAGAAACCAAGACTCGCCGTTGTTCGGCACGTCGTCCAGCAAGACGAATCGGCCGAGTTCTAAGCTGTGCCGCGCGTCGCGGAAAAACCTCGTTAACACCCGATCGGAGCACGGGTGTGAAAACACGGCCACTCCTACCAGCTCGTCCCGTGCCGCCAGCGCGAAGAGGCCGAATCGCCGCCGCGCGGCTGGGTAGGTCCCGCTGTAATGGTGCGCGAGAATGAAGGTTCGCGCGACAGCATCGTCTATGGCTGCGATTCGATAGCGACTCGGATCGATGGACTCGCCAGGTCGAAAGCGACCACGTTTTTCTTTCCATCGTTGATTCATCATGCTATCCGTTTGTTAAAACTACGATTGATATCATGTGATCTTAATGAATTATGCGTTTTTCGATGTCCAGCAGACATCCCAGGCGCCACCTTTACGACGAATCATCAGAAATTTATATGGGTGTTGTTCCGCCGCGACCTTGATTTTCACCATCGCATCATCACGAATGAATCCCTTGGTCTCGTGAAATTCAATCGTGCCGTCTGGATAGATGACGCGAAAATCGGGCGTGTAGAACGTGGCGTCGGCGAGCCGGAGTTTCTCCGGCTCATAGTCCCATCGTGCGATATGACCTGCGAGCCGGCTTTTTTCGAGGAAGACCGAATAGTCCCGCTCCAGCTTGTTCATCGCGCGTTTCGTCATCGTCGCCTTTGGCGTCATCGCTTGTGTCTCCCGTTTTTCTCGATGGCCTCTTGAACCTCCTGGCGGTGGACTGGCACGTCAACCGGCGCATCAATGCCGAGCTTGATTTTATCGCCGCAGATCGCGACAACGGCGACAGTGATTCGGCGGCCGTCCGGCATGGTGATGATGATCGATTCGTCGCGCTGACGGGACAGGATTAGCATTCCTGATTCCTTTCATGATTAGGGGTTTGTCGCTCTCGGTAGATTGCCCAGAGTCTCGGGTAAGCCGCTCGATACCATCGCACGTCTTTATGTGAAAGCGGCGCGGATGGATCGGCATTTGGTTTTGGGAAGCATCGCGGGACCGCGTGTTCCCCGCGAATCTCAGCAGCCCGGCTCGCGATCAGGTCGGGCGGCGTCTTGGTATGTTCGCGTCTTGATGCGGATGCCAATTGGGTACGTATAGCTAATTCGCTACGACATTTTATTGAGCAAGTTTTACGGATCAAAAAATCTACGATCGGTTCTAGTTTGCCGGACGGTCGATGGCGACGGCCGAACTGATTTCCGCATGCTTCGCACACCCGCATCATCTCCACTGATCCCGCTTTGATTAACGCCTTCTTTCGGCAAGCATCTGAGCAGTACCGCCGATCGGTAAAAGCCCTCCTACTGCATTTTGCCATTCCGCTTCGGACTCGATAAAATCGCTCGCCGCACAGCTCGCATATCTTACTGTCTTGATCTCCTGTCATGTGTGAAATTCTCCCTTGGTTTTATGTTTGCCACGATCAATCAAACCGCTCCAATAGAGCCCATGCCAAGCCCTGCCAAGCCCAGCCTCGCCGCGCCACGCCCGGCCATGCCGAGCCGAGCCCTGCCAGGAAGACTGACAGGAGGAATTGAACCTCCCCGAAGAACCATCGTCAGTCCGCTTCAATGAAGCCCATGCCGAGCCTTGCCAAGCCCAGCCCGGCCAAGCCCTGCCGAGCCCAGCCCAGCCGCGTTATTTCCTCGGATTCACGCTGACGACCTGGAAGCGGCCGAACTTCGGCCGATAGTCCAGGAGGCCGATCGTGCGTCCCATGACGCCGAGGATATCAACGATTTGATCTTTGTTGAAATGCTCGGTGTCAAATGACAGGTCAAATCGCAACTCCCAGATGCGAAAGATGGGACGGGTCCGCATGATTCGCGCTCCGGAACCTGGGTTGCGGACCCCGCGAGTGTCGCGGAATCGCTTGTCTTTTTTGAGCGCCTCAACATCCTTGGGGCCGTCGTAGATGACCGGCCAGTTACCGTCGGACAGGATCGCGATCTTCGCTTTCTGGCCGAGCTTCTGCGTTTTTGAGGCATCGTAGAACGCGCGCTCGATGTTCTCCCCAGGAACGCAGGGCTTGCCGCTCTCATCAACGTAGAGCCCACCCTCCCACTCACAGTAGGAAATGGCCTCGTAGTCGTCGTCCGTCTTCTTGCGCTTGGACGTCAGACGCTTGATCGCTTTCGCGTAGTCGTTCAGTGGGTCCGCCAATTGCCCATTGTGCATAATGAGCGGGCATCGGCCCTTGATATGCACGCGAAATGCTTCAAACATTGGTCATTCCTCCTCAGACTGGAGCAAAGCAGGGATGTTCCGCCGAGCCGGTCTCGGACGGAGAGTGCGGGAAACGTCGTCAATGCTGGCCTGGTACATCGCTTGCGAGCGGATCACGGATTCATGGCGCTTCCGTTCGTCGTTATCGAGGTTGCTCACATCAACATCATTGAGCTTCGTGCCGCGTTTCGAGAAGCGGTGCAAATAGCTCCTCGCTGCGCGGCAGTTGAAATCCGACGCTTCGGCGTCGGTCAGGATGACCACGCTTTCACCATACCCGCGTGAACGCGTGGTGCATGGGAGGCCGCGATCTTTCAGCCGCGCTTCGAGGCCCGTCCTCCATTGCAGAACGAGTAGCTGATACTCCCGTTCATCGCTGAACGGCGGGAGCAGCGGTTCAATGGTCTTGCGTAGGATCACACTCCCTTTCTTGAGTTGGTTCAACAGTTTGTCGGGATAAAGAAACTCTGATGTCTTCACGGTGGTTCTCTCTTGATGCTGGTGCATGAGTCTCCTCATTTGTTGCCCGGTCCCATCGGAATCGGGGCCGGTAGACCTAACAGGTTGCGGACCTCGGAACAGAGCAAGCTTTCCCCCTGGAGAATGTCCCTGGCGACGAATTTTCCTCCGTTGTCGCGTGAGAGCCGATCGCAAAATTTCTTGGCGTCCTGGTCGTCCACGTCGCCACAGAAGATCGCGTCGATCACGCCTGGGATCTCAGCGGCAGCCTCAAAGCAAGCGGCTTCGTCGGATGGCTCGCCATCCGTGAAGACGACCACACGACCAGCCATGAGCCGGGCCGCATGTTCAAGAGCCAGGTGCAAATTAGTCCCACCCCCAGGCGTAATCTTGTCAAGCTGGTCGAAGCTTTCGATCACCTTGATCTCTGTGGCGAACGTCACCAGATCAATATTCTTTCCAGCTTGATTGAACGACCTAACGGCTTCCTTGAGCAGCCGGAATCGCTCGCCTCGCATCGATCCAGAGACGTCCAGTAGCCAGACCTCGAAGCACGTCTTCATCCGATAGACTCCTCCGTCAGAACCTTGGATAGAGTGCGATAGCACTCGTTGACGACACTCTGCATTACATCGCTTCCCCCTCGGTCGGGATGATAGCGCTGGCTCATCTCGCGATACCAGCGCTTAAGAGACCAGCGGACCTTTTCGCTTGAGACCGAGGAAGGATCGGCCGGCCCTTCCGCAATCGAGAGGACTTTGAACAAAACCACACTGTGAAAACTCACGGCGTCTACCAGGTCTTTGGGAAGCTGGCGTGATGACGTGATGCGTCCGCTGCTAATTCCAAGCGTGATCCCTTCTTCCTTCAGTCGATCGACAAGCTGACGGAGATCAGGCGGGCGTGGCTTTTGGGGTGCCTGTGGACCTGCCAGGCCCTCCAGGACGACCGTGAACTCTGGCCAGTATTTCTCGTGATCTGGGCGGCATGCGTCCATATTGGCGAGAGCCCATCGCAGGTAATCTTGTGGCACACATTCGATCGGAATTCCCTTATGCTTTCCCCACGGCATGGGATCAGATGCCGTGATTGGACCTCGCTTACTTGTACCAGGAGTAATGACGATCGCGGAAAACGGATTGCTCATGAGTCGTCCTTCTTTCGATTTCCAGGGAAGTAAGTCCAGTCATCCGGATAGCCTTCCGGCTTCCGAAAAACCCCTGCATCGGAATCTACGGAATCTTCGGAATCTTCGGAATCTCGGATTTGGGGCGAGATTCCGACCGTCTGATTTTTTCGTACTTCAGAATCTCTCATCGGAATCTCGGATTTCCTCTTTTTTACGGGGTCAAACGCACCAAGATTCCGACATTCCGAAGATTCCGATGGCCAATTTTCGTCCGCGACCCAAATCCAGTATTGCTCGCCATTCGCATTTATGCGTCTACGTTTAACTATTGGCAATGCAAGGACTTCGGGCGATTCCCATAGTGCATACTTCGAGATTCCGGCTTCCCGAGCCATTCGGCGGATCTCGTCACTCTCCCATTCACGCTTCTGGCGGAAGATTCCGATGAGCCATTCAACGGCGGAAGCTCCTCGGGTCTTCTTCGGGGTCTGATTCACCATGTCGTCAGCGCTTGTATCGACTTGTCCGACCCATTCAATCTTTGCCAGAGAAGGCGTTTTGACGATCCGGTATGCGAGAGTATCAGCGAGCGGGCCAAGGTTGTTTTTTGACCCACCGACCAGGTATTGACCCGACGTGTCGGGGTCTTTATCGAATGCGAGCGTGATACGAGCCGTGGATGCCCAAGCGACACTCCCCATGATTCGTCCTACGGCGTCGATTCCCTTGCCGACTTGCTTATTTAGGTGTGTAATCATGATGCATGCGACTCGATGTTTATCGAGCCACGCGACCAGTGGCATGAGGAGGCCGCGCAGGGCCGCGTTTTTGTGTTCGTCGATGTCGCCAAGGAAGTTTGATGGAGGGTCAATCACAAGCTGATGCGGCTTGCCAGAAGCCTGCCAGGCTTGATCTAACATCGCCAGATTCGCAAGCGTCCAAATGCTCATGGCTTCAAAGCGCATGAATTTCACGTGCGACGTATTTGCGCCAAGCTCCAGGAGTCGAGGCCCTAGCATGATGTTGGGGGGGTCTTCGGAAATAAACAGAGTGCGAAGTGGTGGCTTCTTGATCGACGAATACGCTGGCGACTCCCCCCGCGATGTTCGCGCCACGTAGTCACACGTAACGAAGCTCTTGCCCATCCCTGTTCGACCTGCGAACAGGGAAATAAACCCCGGCGCGACTCGATTTTCCCAGTACCAGTCCACGACCTCGGGAACAATCTCATCAAGGCCGATGATGAGATCACTAGGCGTTAATGCTTTCGCTCGCGACGATGTGGCGTCGGCTTGCTCTGGTCTAGGCCGTGGTTGCGAAGCCCCGTCCGACCAGCCGTGCGCGATGTGAAAATCGACCTCGGAAGCCGGTAGGCCAGTACGCAGAGCGGCGGTGCGAAGTGCGTCCTGCGCCTGCCTTGCATCCATCTCAGGCCATCCCGCGAATTGACCGAGCGAGAATGACGCCGAATTCAGCGCCTGGTTGCGCGTGCCTGTTGGTGCGATGGCTAGCTTACCGCACTCCGCTTCAATCGCGCGGCGGACGTATGCCGACAGATCATGCGACTTGTCGGCGACGAAGACGCTCCAGGGCGTTGGCTCGTGCGCCTTGCCATTTTGCTCTGGTTTCGCTCCAAGCCGCTGGAGAAGGTCCAGTGAAAGAATTTCGATGTGTTCAGGGACATTCAACAGACATGCCTGTCTGTGAGGGCGTTCGGATGTGTCCGCCCCCTTGCGCGCCCATGTTCCAGGCACGCGAGCGATGCGTGGCGCATCATGAGTCGCTCTATCGATCTTCGCTTCGGATGAGTCAAACCGATCAGCCAGACCATGAATCGCCGCTTTGATAATCTGTTGTGCAATCGCATCGTTCGGTAACTCCACGCGATAATATATGTGCCATCCGTTACCCGATGAACCGATCACCGGGGCTGGCCCGCCCAGCGAAATGATGTAGTCAACGACCTGGCCGACAACCAATGCGCCGGCCGCTTTTTCTTCTTCGGTAGCGCTTGTGTCCTTCGGCCGGACAGGATCGATGTCAAGCAAGAGCCATCGCCTGGCGACCACGGTAGCTTTACTCGCGGACTTCGCATCAGGACGAATCGGATTGATCGACACGTAGACGCCAGCGAATCCGGCATGGTCGAGAACGGCTTGCAAACCGTCCTCGACTTGCCGGCAGACGACTCCGTGCGCGTGTCCGGGCGGATTGACAGCCCGGACCTCAAACGCATGCCCGAAGTCGGTAAGGAGTGCGAGCGATCTCCTCACTTCGTTTTGATCGATCGTGGCCGCGTCCATAGAACCACGGACCACGATGTCAGACCATGCCATCGGCGGCTCACTGGGCTATCTGGCTTGACGCCTCGACGCTTTGCCCTGGTTGGAGTTTTTCTTTGAGCGCCAAATATTCCTCGCGCACCGCGCATCGGCAATCAGCCTGGAGAGCCTTGACCGCGTCTCCGTAATCGTCGTCTTCGTCGAGCGATGCCCAGGCGGTGACTGCCAGCTTTAGACTCTGGTAGTCGCCAAGGTTGAACTTTCGCTCATACGTTGTAGAGATTTGCGTAACTCGCATGACGACCTCCTAGAATGGGATATCGTCGCCAGTCAAATTACGGAAACCGCCTGCAGGGTAGTTCGAGAGAGCCGGATGCGCGGGCCGCTCATGCGGATGGGAGCCGGTAGGCATGCGCGAATCAGCGGCCCTGGATGGTGCGCCGTGGTCATTCGCCGCCTTGACCCATTCGGGAACCGTCAGCATCTTGCCCGTATCTTCATGGTAGAGCGACGGCAAATGATCGACGTTGGGGAGTGGGACGCGATCCCGCTCCGTGATCGTCCATACGATGCACTGACCTTGCGGGTATGGCATCCCTTGCGGGAGCGCGGTCACGGCCTGGATATTGGCATACGTCCGCTCTTTGCCGTTCCGAGTCTTTGTCGAATGTGTGATCTGAACAAGGCATCCCTGTTTCGCAAGCCAGCCCGGATCGAATTGTTCTCCGATCGCTTTGGGACCAGAGAGGGTCTTGATCCAGCCGTAAAGAATTGAAGACAGGCTCAAACTGAGCGTGACGGTGCGAGCGACGATGAATGGCGTCCCATCGCTCTTTTTCGCCGCAAGCTCGAATGCCACCACGGCCGTGCGCCGCTGGTAGACGGAACCGTCCTTGTCGCGGGCGTCGTGAAAGCCGACGTCGATGATCGCGCAAACACGCGCTCCCCAATTGCCCTCCGGCGCGGTCTCGAAATTCCCCGTGCCTGGTTCTTTGACTTCAACATTCCAACTCATGATCGGTCCCTTTCGTGTTGATGGTGTCATCAGTTTCGATCGCTTCCGATTCCGGCCCGGAAGCTAGCCGCGTTGCTTTCGCCATGATCCGCTCGATGGCGTCTTCGGTCTCCTCGCGATTAAAGCCCGCGCAGGTTAAGGCCATCGCGAGCCCGACGCGGAGAGATGAATCAGCGTCAAGACCTTTGCGGCGGGCGACGTTCGCGCCGCCTTCCAGCAGGTGCAGGATATTGTGGAAGAGTTCGCCCTGGCGGGAGTGGTGAGACATGAGAGCTTCCTTTCTTTAGGTCGTCTGCTTCGCCTTCTTTTCCTCGTGGCGTACGACTCGCCAGACAAGCGTCATGATGCGTTGTACGGCACCGTCAGTAGTTTCGGATTTCCAAGTGACGCACTGGATAGCCGCATACAATCCGTGGCTGAGAGCTAAATAGTCGTCGTCTCCGAGAGCATGACGAATTTTGAATGCGCCCTCCATCACTTCGAGTAAACCGGCAAGCAGCTCGTCTTTCTGATTCTGGGACGTCATGAGACCTCCTCTCATCAAGACTTTAATTTTTCGTTGCAGTCGATTGATCCGATGTCATTCGCACGGCACAATCCATAATGTTATTAACAACATCATCGATCGTGCTTAGATCGAAGTTTGCATGCGCAAGCGCTATATGAAGCGCTGCTCGAATAGCTGATTCATTGCTGTATCCTCGCAAGCGAGCAACTCTTGATGCTCCTTCAATCATTTGAATCATAGCGAAGAGCATCTCTTCTTTCGGATTCTGGGACGTCATGAGACCTCCTGTTATTCCGAGATGGTAAAGCGGTAAAGATCGCACGCTGGATGCCACTTTATGGGATCAGATTGAACCTCCGGAATGAGACCGAGTTCCAGGGCTTTCCACCATTCCTCGTTGGTGGCGAGAGGTGGAATGTGGCTCGCTTCCCATTCCAGATCGTCGAGCATTTCTCGTTCATCGACTTCGGCTTGTTGCTCTCTGATGCAGTTGGCGCACCACTGATTTTCATCAGTCGTCCTGTTGCGGCAGGATGAATGGCATTCGTGCGGCCGGTAACGATTCATGGTTCAAATCTCCCCAGGCATTGCATCCAGAGGTAGTACATGACCCAAAGCATGGTTAGACCTCCTCGAAAAAGAGTGATGCTCTTCATTCGCTGGTTACGTCGCCAGCGTCTTACGATCGATTGAGGTAGATTTTTCCCGCGATCGTCAGGACGGAGCTGTCATCGACGGAATTAGCGGGCATCGAATGATGCGAGGGCTGATCGGACTGGCTTGCAGGATGCTGATCGCGTGACGCGATGGCCTTCATCGACGTAATTTCTTCATCAATCCATTGGTTAATGATAATGGTTAGGCGCTGGTATTCCAGGCTGAGGGTAGCTATCTCGTCTTGGAGAGATCGCATCGCGGCGGATTTTTGGTCGAGTGATTCGCATAGCGCCTTGCGTCGTTTTGCGAAGACTTCGATATCGTGAAGAGTCATGGATCATCCCTTATGAAGTCTGGTTTCGCGGCACTCGTACCCGTCGAAGATCGGATCGTCTCACCACCAGAGACCGGCCCACGCGATGTAGCGGAACGCGAAGCGCCGCCAGGTGGCCGGCGAGCCAGACGCGATTCACCCCTAGCTCTTTCGCGGCCTTCCGGAGTGAGAGAACCTCTGCTTTTTTGGCGTCTATGGATTCCATATGGAAACCATACAAACTCGGATTGCGTTGTCAATCGTGTGCCGGATGGATTCGGAATCGTGCCACGTAAATCATTGCATCGCCGACAGTTAAGAGAAAAAAATTTTCGGCGGATCAATAAACGTAGCAGTAACTACTCATGGACTCCAGAGGGACTCCGACGCGAAAAACGACCAAGCGCCTCTTGAGACGCATGTATCATTTCGTTTAATGATACACCTTTGATGTGCCGACAGTGGCATCTAAAATTTGCGATGCGAGGGAAGAAATCTATTGCCCATACCTGACACTCCTTGTATATTGTTGATAGTCTCACGTAGAGGCATATTTGGGGACATCGTACGGAGTGAGTGCGAGTGAACCTCGAAAACTGGGTCTTGCTCAAATCATCTCCCATCGCTTGTGCGGTGATTCAAGCCTTTGTTCTAACTAGCTTTGCTGCTGGTTTGACGATCAACGAGGTAGCTCGTCAACTCAATGTCCATCCCAAGTCATTACACCGGTGGTCGCGGGATTTTCGCTCACAGCGAGAACGGCGAATCCATGTCCGGCTAATCTCTCGACCAGCGGGCGCAGACCTTAGACCTTGTGATCATGAGACGGCATTTCGACTGCGTGATTTCTGGTACTGCCTTGAATGTGACGCATGTAATTTCGAGCATTTGAAATTCATGCGTCGATCTGAATCGGACCCAAGACCTGAACGGAAGCTGGCGAGAACCAATCTTAAAGGCGGCCTGGGATGAGATTTTCAGCGACCGTGGCGGTTCTCCTGATGACGGGGAGTCTGGCTAACGCGCAGATCCCCGCGCCACGATCGACGCCATCGGTTCCTTTCACGATCGCCCCTCCTCTTGGCCAGACAATCACCTATCCCGCGAACACGTCGATTACGTTCGCGGTTCCTGTTTCGGCATCGATCAACGGATCATCAATTACTTTTTCGTGGGGCGTCGTTCCGCCGAATCCTGTTCCTCCTGACCCGAATCCGATTCCGCCGAATCCGATTCCGCCGAATCCGATTCCGCCGAATCCGATCCCTCCCAAGCCTGATCCTGACTGGATACCACCTGGCCCCAAGCCAGATCCACCAGCCCCAACGCCTCTACAAATTAAAACGCCAGAGACTCACCAGATTGGTTCGTGGGAATGGAGAAATCTTGAGTGGTCGCCTGGCTGGAAAGGCTATGGCCGCATGGTGGATGGTGAATTCATGATTTCGCGATGGGAGAAGATCCAATGAACAACCTCTCCCATCTCTGTCCAGTAACGCAGCTTGGTTATCCCGATACATTCGGCGGTTGGCTTGGTGCGGATGCTCTCCAGCAGTCGATAGCCGCTCAGTTTCCGGCTATGCGCGACTTCCCCTCGATGGCGAGGGAAGCTACTCCATCGAAGCCGATCTTACTCTACAAAGCGTGGAATGAAGTGCTTGGCAAGCAACCTGATTACCCCGCGCAACAGATCGGTGATTGCGTATCTTTCGGTCATGGACATGCTAACGACCTTCTTCAGTGTATTGAGATGGTTCTTGATCCGACGAATCAATCGTCATATCAAGAATCGGACACGGAATGGATTTACGGTGCGTCCCGTGAGATTGCCGGTATCCTTGGAATTTTCGACGGGTCTTATGGTGCGGCGGCCGTTAAAGCAATGGTCAAATGGGGGACTGTGAGCCGTGAAATGCTGGGATCGAATGGCTCCTATTCCGGCTCCCGCGCCAAAGCATGGGGCCGCTCTGGTCCGCCAAGCGACGTCAAGACGATGGCTGGTCCATTCAAGCTTGGCTCGGTCGCGCTGATTCAGACCTGGGATCAGCTTGTTGCAGCGATCTGGAATGGTCGTCCCGTGACGATTTGTTCAAATCAGGGCTTTACGATGACCAGGGATAATCAAGGCTTTTGCGCCGCTCGTGGATCATGGGCGCATTGTATGTTTATCGCTGGCTTGCGTTTTGACCGCCCTGGCGCGCTGATTTGTCAGTCCTGGGGGCCGCAAACGCCGTCCGGACCTCTCGACCTCGACCAACCGACGTTCTCATTTTGGGCGGAGCGTCAGACCGTCGAACGAATTCTTGCGGCCGGCGATTCGTGGATGTTGTCGGCCGCTCCCGATTTCGCGACTCGATCGATCCCCTCATCCTGGACCATCGCTTAAGAGGTGTATTATGTCTCATGTGTGGGAGACCAGCTTTCCGACCGTCGAATGCCAAACGATCGCTACGGCGATCCTGCAACGGTCACTCAGTCCGCAGCTTGCCCGTGACGCCTGGATCGTCGGTGAATACGGGCTCGGCCAGATCCTCCCAGGCGACTTGAAGGCGAGCCTTCCGCCTGGCGACGAAGTGGACCTCGACACGGCGGCGCGTCAGCTACTCGATATGTGCGGTTCGCATCTGGGCAGCTCTCCGGAGCTAGCGCAAGGCGCGCTCGCTCTTCCCGCCATGTCTTGGGTGGCGATCCTTCGCGCCGTCCTCCAGATCATCGCGAATGTCCTACCATCCGCGTGAAAAACGACCTGCGCAACCTCTGGGCATGGATCAAAGACGTCTCATTCCTTGTCGTCTTTTGGGCGGTTGAAATTTGGCGATCAATCCGGGGTAATATCTTCATTTGGGGCCGCGATGATCGCAAGAAATGAGGGGAAAGCATGCCAGCTAAATTGGTGGACGTGAATCTCCCCTGGCAATCAGGCGGCGCGCTTGGTATCGGCAAACCGGATGTCCTTCCCGTCGAGATGTTCGCTGTCTGGCTCGACTCCACGGGCGTCACTCGCTGGTCTCCGATTACGCAAGTCGTATCGGATGAGACCCTGGCTGACGAAGTGCCATGGGAAAAGATTGTCAGGTGGTTGCCGTATAATGTTCCCGAAAAGAAGACATGAATTTTCCGTCAAATCCAAGCGCTGAACGAAGGATCGCGGAGTATCTTCCCAAGACCTACGGGCTAGTGCGGCGATGGCAAAGACTCTACCCAAGCGATGACGTCGAGCCGGAAATCTGTCACGCGCTTTATCAGGCCGCGTACACATTTGACGAGTCGTTTGAGCGTCCGTTTGAGTTGTGGTGGTGGATCATAATCCGTTCACGAACACGCAAATTTCGGGCGGCCCAACAACGGAGGATCAGAGGCCATAAGGGCACGCAAGGGAAACAAGGACGGCCGTTTTTCGTGGGCTCCCTACGGACTGAAAAACCGGATCAGAGAGCGTTCGAAGTTTACGACAAAACGTGGGAACGAATGATCGCAACGGAAATCCTTGATGCTTTGCCGTGTCGTCGCCGGTATGTCATGGATATGAGGTTTCGGTATAGCTATCAGGTCCAGGAGATTGCCAAAATACTAAGCTTGTCGAAATGGACCGTTAAAGAAGATGTCAAGGCTGCGATCAAGGCAATGAGGGCGAGAGATGATTTTTCTTCCTGGTGATGTCGTCCGCATCAAAGGCGAGTCAGACCGAATGTGGCGCGTTCTTAAAATTTATCCAGGCGGAAAAGGCAGGCCGTCGGAAGCGAGGCTCCGCGTGACTAGTGAGCCCTGGGAGCCGTTTCGGATGGTGCCGATAGCGGATCTCGTTCAGTGTCCGGCCGCATTCGCGGATTGGCTGGAATGATGAAAACCAATCGCCCCTCCCGCCAGGCGGCAACCTAGCGAGAGGGACTTGAAGACCTCGGGCTAGCGAGGCCCTCCAGGAAGTGAATCAGCAAAGGCGATCCGAAACCGAAAACGTCCCGATCCTCTAACCGCAGAAAGGGGCGCGGGACGACATGACATACCTGGATTTTCAAGATTTGAGCCAATCGATAACCAAGGTCGGCTCCCTCATGGCCGTCTTTGTCGGTGCGCCATCCTACCTCCTGGGCGTCGTCTCTTCGGAGTGGGGAGCGATCGCGACAGGGACCAGCGTTGGCGTCATTGGTGCTGGCTTCGCTGTCGTCAGTTTCATTCGCGATAAGCAGATTGCCAGCCTGCGAAAGACAATCGATGGACTAGCGGAAGAAGTTGAAAGCCGCCGTGCCAAATGGATGGCGGCGGAACAGCGATCAGATGAGATTGAAGCGCAACTCGAAAAAATGAGACGGGACCTCGACCGAGCCAGACAGGCGACGTGCCCCGTATGTGATCAGCGCATGATCCCGGAATCAGATAGTGACGTGCAGCGACCAACGAAATAATGATGAGTACACCTTGTCGTGAGCCTAGGTGTCGGGCCAAGCCGTGAGTGGTCCGCAAGGGAGCGCAGACTCTCCCGACCACGTGCAGTCCTGGGGGCATCCTTCGCGCTCAGGCATCGTCAGTGTGTGGTCTCCTCTGGCCCTGCCTCGTGTGTCCGGTCACGGGGCAGGGTTTTTAGTAGCCAGTTATGCTGGCGAATTCTGGCGGTCTAGGTAGTGTGCCACGAACATCAACGACATTCAAAAAAGGGCATAAGGGAATGGGAGGGCGGCCCAAAGGCCGCACCGTGCGCGAAGAGTTGCGCGTACTCCTCGACCAGATCGATCCCAAAGAGCCTGAGTGTACGCGGCGTCAGGTGGTGGCGAGGAGACTACTTGAAGCCGGCTTAGCGGACACTGGCTTTCTTCTCGACATCCTGAGATGGTCTGAAGGCTCGCAACCGCCGCCCGTCAAAGAAGACGCCGACGAAAATCATGGGCAAGCAAAAGGGATCATCATCCCCGCAACTGATTCAAGATTCGCGACACGAACGGATTGACGTCCGACTCCGGAGAGCGATTGAAAGCGGCGCGATGCCGCGCGAACTGGTGATTGATGGACCAGCGGGAACGGGCAAGACATACCCGATCCTGACCGTCATTCACGACCTCTGCAAACGCTATCCGCTTCGTGTCCTATGCCTAAGAGCCACGCGAGTTAGCCTTACAGAGTCAGTTCTAGCGACGTATGAAGACGAGGTACTGGCACGCGATGGGATGCAGCGACTGGCTGACGGTGCTGGCCGTGCTCATCGAATCTGCTATGAGTACCCATCAGGCGCAGTCATCGTCCCAGCGGGACTTGATCGCACTCCTAGTCGTGTGCTAAGTACGTCGTGGGATATCGTGTATATCAACGAATGTATCGAAGTTAGGCAGGACGTATGGGAGACGCTGATATCCCGTCTGGGCCGCACCGATCGCGTCCCAGGTGCTGGCTGGCTGATCGGCGATACAAATCCTGGCTCTCCTGACCACTGGTTGAAGAAGCGATGTGATTCAGGCCGTGCGGTCTTATGGAACACGACCCATAAAGCGAATCCGACGTATTACGACGGACAAGATTGGACGCCAGCGGGACAAAGCTACCTTGATCGGCTCAACACGCTCACGGGCATCAGGCGTAAGCGATTGCTTGACGGCCTATGGGTTCAGGGAGAAGGCGTCTGGTTCGACACGTTTGACCCTGGTGTTCATGTAACGAATGACGCTGAGTATGATCCGAATCTCCCCGTGCGGCTTGCCGTGGATTCTGGCGTCTTCACGGGCGCTGTTTGGTTTCAAGTCCGCGAACACCCATCAGTACAAGTCAATGTGTTTGCTGATTATCTGTCTGGACCTAGTTGCAACATCGGCCAGCTAAGCGCGGAGCTTAACGCAAAAGCGATCTTGGATCGAACGAAAAATCTTGCGCGAGGACAGATTCACAAGGCATGGACAGACCCGGCTGGCGGCGCGAGAAATCCAGTCGGCCCTACCGTAATTGGCGAGTACGCTCGTGCTGGTCTATCTTGCGATCGATGGCCGATGTTCTCTGTGGCGGATGGTCTCGCGTTGGTTGAAGCGTTCCTTGGCGGGAGCGAAAGCACTCCCCCGCCAGGTCTCTTCGTTCATCTGCGATGCACCGATTTAGTGAATGCTTTTGGATCTTACAAGCGGGCTAAACGTGCTGAACAATGGATGGATTATCCCGAAGATCCGCAGCATCCATATGAAGACGTGATGGACGCACTACGCGGCGGACTGGTCGCGACGTTTCCTGATGGTCGTAGACCTGGACCGAAGGTTTGGGTTAAAGCATCAAGAGTCTTTTGATTCGTGTATAACATCGCACAACTCAATATCGAATTGCCAGATGGGCGCGTGATTACGGAGCCGCACCACGAATGGGCGCGCCATCATATTCGCTGGCGCTGGCTCATGGACTCCTATGAGGGCGGGGAAGCCTACCGAACGGCGGTCTATAGCTACGACGTGCGAGGGTATCCGGTCCACAATCTCATCAGGCATAAGCGCGAGTATCCCGACCCTCGCCAATTCCCCGCTAATGGCTCGCTCGCCTATGATCGGCCCAAGGGGACCGACCAGTACGCAGCGGCTGGCGACAATGATGATTACCAACTCAGATTAGCAAGGACGCCAGTTCCAACGTATGTTTCTGAGGTAATGGAGACTCATCTATCTGAGATTTTCAGCAAGGAAATCGATCGCGAAAGCAAAAGCAAGCTGATCGAAGATTGGTGGCGAAACGTCGATGGGCGCGGGACGAAGATCGACGATTTTATGGCTGACACAATCGCGCCGTTTCTCCTCGTGCTAGGCCAGCTTGACCTCTATTGCGACCACCCGAAGGCACCAGACGGGGAAGTCATTTCGACGCGGGCCGACGTCGCCAGACTCAATCTCGATGGTGTGATAGCGTCATACATCCTGCCCGATAATATGCTCTGGTGGACGCTCAATAACGACGGAACGTACCTGGAGTGCCTGGTCCAAGAGCATCGGGATAAACCGCTTACCAAGCGAGATTCAAGGCAGGTCCGCGACAACGACGCGCTAGAGTGTGTTTATCGCTACTGGTCATCGACGGAATGGCGATTGTACGACAAGGACAGCAATTTTCTCGAATCACAATCTCATCCGTTTGGGCGCGTGCCGATCGCGCGCGTCTTTGATCGACGGCGACCACGGACGAAGAATGTCGGGCTCCCACGCTATGAGACCGTCGCGGAGCTTCAGCGTGAGTTTTACAACCGCGACTCCGAATTGATCTTATCTGACACGCTCCAGGCCCATCCGCTGATTCAGGGTCCAGAGGATTACGTTCAGTCTGATGGCACGATGCCGATCGGTCCTGGCTGGTTGCTCCCGATGAAAAAGGACGCTGGCTCCGGCTCTTACACTGGCTTTGAGATCATCGAATTTCCCAAGGGCGGAGCTGAGTCAATCCGTGAAAATCTGGATCGGCTCCGTGATCGAATTGACCGCGAAGCCATGCTCACCAAGCCAGCAGGTGCGGCGGGCACAAGCGCAAATACCGTTGCTCAGTCGGGCATATCGAAACAACTTGACCAGAAAGGCGGAAACAAACTCCTCGCCAAGATCGCGGCCGTGCTGGAGAGCACGGAGGAAGCGCTGGTCAAACTCGCACTCCTGGTCGCTGGCGACGGAACGATTGATGAAGCCGCGATTGAATCAACGACGATCAGCTATCCTCGTGAATTTGATCTCGTGACAAGTGGTGAGCTATCCAATGATCTGATTCAGTTTCAGGCGATCCTGTCTCAATCTGGTGACATACCAGAGACCGAGCATGAGTTACTATGTCGGCTCGTGCGCCTCATGCTCCCTGGCTTACCTGATGACGACTACACGGAATTTGATTCTGAGATCGAGGATTTCCTAGCCACAAAGGTCAAGGAAAAACAGCAGATGGCGGAGATGGGCGCTTTGCCCATCAGCCTAAATCCAAGAGGAATGATCGATGAGCGACAACAACCCAACCAGCCAGCAACCGCCAGCGGTGAGCCCGCCACATCCTGATCTTCAGCGTCCTCCCGCCGTAGCCGGCGAGCATCGACCCGCGCCGATTTATATGGACCAATCGGCATATCAGGCGATGCTCGCGGAGCGCGACCAGCTTTTACAATTCCGCGCTCAGGCGCTGAAAGAGCGTGAGGCGCTGGAAGCGGAGCGAATTGCCGCGCTCGCCAAGGCCGGGCAGGTTGAGCAGGCGCTAGAAGAGACACGAAAACAATGGGAAGCCAAGTACCGGGACGCCGAGAAACTGAAAAGCGATATCGAGGCGTCCTGGCTTGGCGAAAAGAAGACGACCGCGATTGCCGAAGCCCTTAACGGCAAGGTCTTCGCTGGTGCTGATCCCGCCAAGACGGCGGCGCTCGTGCGTCGGCTCTTGGGGGAGGAACTTGAAGCGGCGAGGGACTCTCAGGGCTCCCCCGCCGTCTTCGACCGGGCCACACGTCGCCCGGCCGCTGATTACCTCAAAGAGAGGCTTGAGAGCCCTGAATTCGCCATCTTCTTCGTGGCGAACACGCGCGGCGGCGCGGGAGGTGACGGAACCCGCGCGCAGGCGAATATGGACAACAACAACGATCCAACAGGTGATTTCATGCGTCAGTATCGGGAGCGTATGGCCGCTCTGACTGGTTCGACGCAGGGGATATACCAGGGCTGATTCAGCCCTGATTCCGTCGAGGTGCGATCATGGCATGGGGAACTAACGCGGGGATTCAAGGCCCCTACGCATCGATTAATGCGAACGTCATCCCGTTCGATGTTTTCAGGCTGGCGATCAACTATTTCCCAAATCGCTGCCCGCTGACGACGCGGCTTGCCAAACTGCCAATCAACGCATTGACGTTTTACATGAACAACGATAACTATCGGCCACGTAATCCGATCGCTCGGACCAATGCGGCCTACACGTCAACCGGCACGTCTATCACCGTCACGGACAGCACCGTCTTTGATGTTGGCGACGTGTTGCTCATCGATTCCGAGCGGTTCCTGGTGACCGCCGTGAACACGAATAACACGATTACAGTTACTTATGCGTTTGAGAACACGACTCAAGCGAACCACGCCAACAACACGGCGATCACGCTCATTACGAACGCTCGTACTGGTTCAGACGTGGACCAGAACGGGTTGAGCCGACTGCCTTCGACGGTCGCTCAGTATAGTCAGGTCGTCCAGCACGCCTACCAGGTGGGCGGAATGCTGCAATCGACGGGTAATTATATGGACGGTCAGATTACCCCGCTTGATCGCGATCGGATGTTCGCGATGCAGCATGTCATGGACGACTTCGAGGCGGCCCTCTACTACGGCAAGGGCACGGCTGGTGGGATTAGCTCTTCACTCAGCAATCAGACGATGAAGGGTCTTCAGGCCCTCGTCACAACCAACGCAGTTACGAGCCCGACGAACGGCTCTGCGTACAAGCCAACCGACTTCATGCGGGACACGCTCCAGGCGTGCTTCAGCGCGGGCGGTCAGCCTGATATGATCATTGCGTCACCTGATTTCTTGACTGGCATGGCTCAGTGGGGATGGACTCTCCAGCGCCTGGACCAGCCCGTCAATGAACTCGGCATCGCGGCTGAGACGTTCATTGTCCCATTTCTGGGCGGGACGCGGATTGTTCCGGCTCCCCTACTTCGGACGGGAACGGCCGTTGCGATTAACTCACAGGAAGTGCGCATCCGCATCAAGCGGCCGTTGATGGACCTGCCTCGTGGCCGTCGTGGCGACGCCACGGAAGGTGATTTCATCATGGAAGGTGCTCTTGAAGTCGAGAACGAATATAAGCAAGCGTGGGTTTCAGGAGTGACGGGCTTCGCCGTCCAATCGTAATGCCGCAGAACTTTCCCGGTATCGTGCCGTTTCTGGATGATTCCTCCCTGCGTCCTGGCTGGGGAGCGAAGATCTCCACTCTTTGGTTCGTCGGCCGCGCTATTGACGCGGCCGCGAGCCTGCCACATCAACCGACCGAGCAAGGCCGCGCCGAATGCCTGGCGCAAATCGACGCGGCCGAGGCTGGTCTCTTCGCCGCACTGGAGACCGTCCAGAGGATGCGTAAATGGTCAGTCGAGAACCTTCAAATGAACACACAAACGAAGTCCCAAGAGTCGTCGTCGCCACGCCGTACTATGGCCAAGTGACGCTTGGCTACTGCCAGAGCTTCTACGGGGCGTCAAAGGATCGAAGCATCGTCGAGATCGTTTGTGGCGTCCATGCTGGATCGTCACTCCTGCCAACGGCATTCAATGAATGCTTATCCTCTGCATTGACTCTGCGCGACGAAGGTAAGGCGACTCATCTTGCGATGCTTCACGCGGACATCACGGCCGATCAAGGATGGCTCGACACGCTCTGGGGCGAGATGTGGTTGCATCAAGCTGATTTCATGTCGGCGGTCGTCGCCATTAAAGCACCAGGCGGCCGGACGTCAACGGGAATCGGTCTGGCTGACGATCGATGGACGGTGCCGCGATGCGTCTACTTGGACGATCTGGCGACTCTCCCGGATACGTTCGGCCCTGAGCATGTATGCAAACCAGGGGAAGTCCTTCTCGCAAATACGGGATGCTGGCTTGCGGATATTCGCAAACCGTTCTGGAGCGGGTATGCCTTCAACCTTTTCTCCCGCGTCCGCAAAGTCCCAACATCGACGGGCGGGGAAGCATGGACGGTCGAGACTCGTTCCGAGGATTGGGAATTGTCTCATGATATGAACGCGGCCGGCATGCGTTACATGGTGACGCAGCGAGTCAAAACCTGGCACGAAGGCGGCGGCCGATGGCCCAATCACTCAGCCTGACGTGGACTGAAATCCCTGGTTGGTTGGACCCTCGCGAGGGCATTCAGCTTCAATGTCTCGCCACGGGAAAGCGAGTGCTTGAGCTTGGCTCTTACTGTGGTCGATCAACCGTGTGCATGGCACTTGTCGCCGAACATGTGACTAGCGTTGACTGGCATCAGGGAGATGGATTCACGCGATGTCGCGTCGGATATCATGACACGTTAGAGGCGTTCACGAGTAACCTGCGTCGGTTTGGCGTTGCCGACAAGGTAGGGATCGTCAGATCAAGGATTGAAGATGCAACCCTCTACCTGGCTAATCATAGCTTTGATCTGGTGTTTGTGGACGCGGACCATGAGGCCGATCGTGTGGCGTTTGACACGGCATTAGCATTACAAATGCTCAAGCCGGGCGGCGTCATCGCCTGGCATGATTGGGACATGCCGACAGTCAGGCAGGGAGCCGCGCGTATGGGAACATGGGAAGTCAAACGAGTCGTGAACCTGGCCTGGGTGACGCCATGAGACTCGACGAAAGCGAAGTCAACAAGCGGCATCGCGAACGCATCATGCCTTGGCACCACAAGGCCATAAGAATGGCATCGGCCAAGCTAGCCGACGCGAGAGCGCACGCTGAAAGCGCGGTTACGGAGACGCTGAAAAAGACTCCTGACGGCCGGGCGTCGATCGCTTTGATTCGCTCAAATCCATCATATAAGGCGGCGTTGAACCGACTCGATGAATTATGGGTTGCGATCGCGGGGCCGTCCGTGACTTCGCTTAACGGCCTGATCCATGATGTGGCCGAAGCATGTTATCGGGACGCGGTGGAGTTCTGGCGGGAACGCACTCCCAAAAAATTTCAGTCTCCCGACCGAGGAATAACGGCTTCCCAGGTCCAGTATGTGCGCGGTTTGCTCTGGTACGGGAAGACGATATGTGACGCATTTGAGCCTGTCATCATGCGAGCCAAGAGCGATCTAGCGGCGGCGATCGGCGCGGCGGGTTCAGCCGATCGCGACAATCTGGCGCTCAAGACATGGGAGACAAAACAACAATCAGTGATCGCGAAGCGAATCGACCTCGCGATCAATGACGCCGATCAACGATCGGACCTCCAGGCGATGCGAGACGTGTTCGACCCTGCGATTCAGAGCAAGCGAAGTAAGCGAGAACCGATTGAGCATAGGCCATGACGATCATCTGGCCGGGCGAACCTGGCGAGAGATACACAAACAATACAAGCAGAATCGTTTATCAGCTTATCTGCTCTTGCATTAACACATGTGGCGTTTGTTATCAGTGTCATCTAGCCATCGCGGAATGGTGGGGCAAGTTTCACCACGGTTGCAATTGCATTTCGCTCCCGATTTTCCCTGGCGAGCAATCGCAACCGTATCAAGATTTCCGAGAGATCATCAAAGATTTACCACCCGAACAACAAATCAAGGTAATGGGCAAGGCGGTCTACGAACTCTATCAGGAAGGCGTGATTACCTGGGAAGACGCCATCACGCCGACGCGGATTCGGACGCTACGCGAGATCGTCAGTCGAGAACAACTGACGGTTGAAGAACTCGTTGAAGCAGGAGTGAGCGAGCACAAGGCCCTGGACGCCTGGCTGACGGTCAACAGTCCTTCGCACCAGTTAGCGGCGGCGGCGCGGGAAAGCCTCGTTCAGCAGTTGATCGACCTACACATGACACCCGAACATATCACAGAGATATTCGGAGTTGTCATGTCAAAGACGGTCACAATCAATGAGCAGAATGAAGAACACGAAGAGCCGGACATGACCGACGAAGAGTGGGTCGAGCTAATCGAGCAATACATCAATGAGTAGCGGCGCGATCAAAATATCTGACCTGGACGCGATTGACACGGTGGCGTCTGGCGACTTGATCCTGGTCGTGGACGTGTCCGACACGACGAACGCGGCGACAGGTCAATGGAAAAAAGCCACGGCTAGCCAGCTCGCGTCGGGCGGCGCTGGCACTGTAACCAGTGTCGCCATGACGACGCCATCATGGCTCAGCGTGTCTGGTTCGCCGATCACTGATTCTGGCACGCTAGCCGTTAGTGCGGCGGCAGGCCAGACCGCGAATCGCGTTCTAGCTTCCCCTGATGGATCAAGCGGAGCCGTCAGTCTTCGCGCTCTGGTCGCTGACGATATCCCGAGTTTGACGACCAGCAAGATTTCAGACTTCTCCTCCTGGACTGGCTCGACTTCGATAGCGTCAGTAGGCACGATCGCAACTGGTACATGGCATGCAACGGCAATCGGTACGGCATACGGCGGGACAGGACTTGATGCTTCCTCTGCGACAAACGGACAACTCTTGATCGGTACGGGATCAGGTCTCGCGCTCGCCACGTTGACGGCCGGCGCGAACATCACGATCACGAATGGGTCGGGCACGATCGAAATCGCGTCAAGCGGTGGAGCGTCAGGCTATGCCACGGTAGCGGATGAGGGGACCGGCCTAACGCAGCGATCGACGATCAATTTTACAGGCGCTGGCGTGACGGCGGCCGACAATTCGGGGCAGTCAAGGACTGATGTGACGATCAACGCCACGGTGACAAGCGTTGATCTATCCGTGCCATCCTGGCTTGCAGTCTCGGGAAATCCCGTCACAAGCTCTGGTACGCTAGCCGTCAGTGCGGCGGCAGGTCAGACGGCAAATCGCGTTCTAGCTTCCCCTGATGGATCAAGCGGAGCCGTCAGTCTTCGCGCTCTGGTTGCGGCGGACATACCGAGTCTAAGCACCAGTAAGATATCGGACCTGTCCTCTTGGACCGGCTCAACCGCGATCACGACGCTTGGTACTATCGCAACCGGTACATGGTCAGGAACGACGGTTGCCGTCGATCATGGCGGGACTGGCGCGACGTCGCTTACGGCGCACGCGGTCCTTCTCGGTAACGGCACGTCAGCAATCGGTGCCGCGACGATCGGCACGGCGGGACGACTCCTGATCGATCAGGGAGCCGGAGCCGATCCAGCGTTCAACGTCATGAGCGGTGATGCGACGATCACGAATGCCGGAGCGATCACCGTCTCTAAAACTGGCGGGACTGCATTCGCGGCCAGCGCCACGACCGACACGACGAATGCCAGCAACATCTCAAGCGGTACGCTTCCCACGACGCGATATCAGCGGCCTGACCATTGGACGTTCGGCGTTGCCGGAACGCCTGCGGTCAATGGGACTCCTCCACCTGTTTACGTTGATCGTGCGATTACATGTGACGGTATAACGATGGCTTGTGGGACCGCTCCCAGCGGCGGCGCGCTCACGGTCCAGATCGAAATTTCTTCGGACGGATCGACGTGGAGCAACCTAACAGACGGCTCTGTTTCGGTTTCGTCCGGGGCGAAGAGCGGCACGGCGTCATGCACGACGGCCGTTGCAGCGAATCGGTACTTGCGCGGAAAATTTACCGCCGTCAACGGGGCCGCCGATGCGGCGGCTGTACTGTTCTTCAAGTATTGATGTATGGCAAGCATAACAAGTAACGGTACTGGCGGCGGTAATCTCTCCAACGGCGCAAGCTGGTCGGGCGGCGTTGCACCAACAACGGGCGACACGATTATCGTTGCCGCTGGCGACACAATCATCGTAGACATTAGCATTCAGCTTGGTTCTAAAGCCTCGGGAGTTGGGCACGCCTTCACCATCAATGGTTCAAACTCGTCATCCTATGGCACATTGCAAGTTGCATCGGGTGTTACACTCACGCTTCAGGGGTATGATACTGGATCAAATACATTAGGTTATATCAATCAATATGGCCTTTTCGCGCCGCAACCGGGCTCAACAGTGCTCGGAGATGTGGCTGCGAATTTCGGCAGCATCATCATAAATAAAGGCCGCTTTGAGGCCCTTGGGTCCAGTGGTTCTCGCATCACGTTTTCGGTCCCGTCTGCAAACGTCAATTGGGCATCATCTGTCACAAGTGAAGCCAAGACTCCAGGGCCTTACGACACTGGCCTAAGTATCGCCTCGGTCGCTCTGGGAAACCCGCAAATCGGCGGCTCAGCCGGCACCGGCATCGGATCGCTCGGCGATACATCTTTGACCGTCAACAGCTCCACGCCGAGTCTTACAACAGAGGTTGCGCTCGCTGGAGACCCAGCGACCAACGTGACAAGCGCAGGCAAATACGCAATCGATTATGATGCTGGAATCATCTATCTGTACGCAGCCAGCTTTGCCGGCATGGCCATCAATACGAGCTACACCAAGCTCGACAAATCATCGACAAACTGGCGCGGCTGGGGCATCATCAGCAACGGAGCGACCACATATAATACGGCGTTGTTTAGCTACTGCGATTTTTCGTACATGGGCGCATACGGCAACGGCGT